CGTAGGTTGATGGTCTCGCCTTCGGGTAGCTTGCTATCGAAACTATGCTCCATGATGTCACCAAATGTCAGGTAACCTTCATGTACTGCTACTAGCATACCCAGTGCGACTTCGGGGTTGATGGAGTCTAGTCTCAGGCCCGATGAACCGTACTGCTCTGGTTCACTACCGAACCGTCTTACTATGGTGTCGCCCCAACCACCTTGGTCACAGTAGTACATGTCCATCTTGTTGGTGGTGATGAGATACTTACAGTTCTCACAGTCATGCTGATGTATCGGTGTAGTTTTATCCATTGTCGTTCTCCTTAACCTAGATAGTCTAGGTTGTTCGCTTGGGGTTAAGTTGCTTGAGTTCTTCGGGCATGAGCAGCATGTAGTTGCTCTTGTTGAGTGGTGCTACGGTATGCTTAACCTGCTTGGCTGCGCGTTCCCCGCACTCAAGGCAAGTATCCATACCCAACCGCTTACGTGCTGTTGAGAATGGTGCGTTACACATTCGGCATAAAGCCATTGTCGTTCTCCTGTTGAACCTAGAACATCTAGGTTGGTGTACACAAGCTAGGCGAATTCCCAGTTTGAATATATATTATATCACATTGTGGTACACTTTGTCAAGTAGGGAAGGGCTTATCAGAACGTGTTACACTTTGATATTGTATTGTTACGAAAAGAGGGGCTTTGTTACGTTTGTTATGTTGGCGCGTAACAAAAGAAAAATTGGTTGGAGCCTTAGTGGAGCGTGGGTTTTATTTATTTATGTTATTGTATTGTTATATTGTTACGTGATTTTAGGATTACACGGGAGTGTGGGGGGAATTTTTGGTTTTGGGAGGCTACTTGTGCATGAGAGCCTCTTTGCTCTCTAGATGCGTGTATGATGTTTTTTGACGTAACAATGTAACAATAGGTACTTAGCTGAGTTATATCAGCAGCTTACAGCGTAACAATAAAGCATAACAAAGCTTTTTGATATAACACTGTACCACAGGGCAGTAGCTAGGCTACATAGAGCAGTAGCTAGGCTACTATCATAGACCTACTATCATAGGTACTATCACTGGATAGCTGAAAGCTAGACACAAAAAAGCCCACCGAAGTGGGCTAGTTTGTTCAACCTAGATGTTCTAGGTTACTCGACCTCCTGTTCGGCTACTTCTAGGCCGAGGTAGTCACACATTTGATTACCGAAGTCGATCATGGTCTCATCGTCTAGCGTGGTCGAGTGTCGAAGCACTGATCTTACAGCTTCTTCAAGTTTGGCATCCGTAGACTTACCGCGAGATTCAGTATCCGCAGGGGCTATGAAATGCTCAGAACATGCCCTAACATATTTCCATCGCTGATCGAAGTTTATCAATTCCGCGCCTTCCCAAGCCGTTTTATAGTCGTCGCGTATTTGCTTAACCATTTTATACTGCGTGGCATTTAGTCCGCATTTGTCCGCGCCTTTGTTGCCTTCAAATTTTACCCAGTTAAACGGGAGCACACTATCGAAAGTTGTTGCCACTTCCGCGCCCGATTGCTTAGCTGTAGCATTCTTCTCCACGTCAGCCTTTATTACTGCGGCGATAGATGTCAAAGCAATACTCAATTCATCTGCGTAAGTATCGGGTGTTTCTACTGTCTTTGTATTTGTAGCCATTTTTTTCTCCTAACCTAGAACATCTAGGTTGCTGATCGGGTTAATGAATTTGTGTGTGTTCCGATTCAGTAAGTACATTATTACATTGTGGTACAGAAAAGTCAAGTCCGCCTGTTTAACCTAGAATATCTAGGTTGACCCCCACCCTCCCCCACCCCCCGCGTAGCCAGAGTGGTACCATAGCGTCTATATACATAATAATATGCACATCACATCACACAATTTCACACCCCACCCCTCTTTTTTGTAACAGTCTGGTTCGCACCCCACCCCCCCTCTCACACAGAAACACCCCCGTCAAGGGACTCAAACCTCCTGTTTGATTCCTGCAATACTATTTTTTGATTTCTGCAACACTTTTTGGGACTCGGAAATGCACGAAACGAGAAAAACCGAGAAACCGAGTAACTTGCCCCTACTTAAGTAATCCCATATACTTCGCAAAACCCGGTACTGGATACCTGCGATATGTCTGTGGTACAGATAGAACCCACAAAGGATCACCCCGTTCCCTACGATTTAGCAGAGGAGAAGCCGACGACTCACATAAAGGAAGTCGAAGTGGCTGGCAACACGGCGGAATTGCAGGAATCATTAGGTGCGGCGCTTGAGGTTACTGAAGAAGATGCCGAGCGTGAGAAGCAACTTATCCAAGCGGTAGCGGAACGCAGTAAATCGGCAGACCTAACTCATCCCCCCACAGCTTTTGCAGCGGCATCGTTCCTGCGTATGTATGGTCAACAACTGGCTATGGATGCAGCAGAGGCGCGGGCGGCAATTACCCATAAGCTGATGGAGATAGCAAACTGTGGTGACCCACGGTTTGAGCTTAAGGCATTGGAATTGCTAGGGAAACACAGCGACGTGGGTATATTTACCGAGCGCAGTGAGATAACGGTCAACTATAAGAACCCTGAAGATTTAGAGAAAGCGATTAAGGACAAGGTGAAGAACCTCCTTAACGCTAGTGTAGTAGATATAGCGCCTATGGATGAGCGCCTAGACGAGGCGTTGGGTGAGGAAGGAGAAGAGTTAGATGTCTGAGGTATCGCCCTTCGATGACATAACACTCAAGGACATCCCGACTATACTACCCATGTTGTCTGTGTCAGAGCAGGAAAAACTGCTGACAGAGCTGGAACATCTGAACAAGCTAAAGCAACAGAAGAAAGCACAGACGCGGTTCATAGATTTTGTAAAGCAGATGTGGCCTGTGTTTATCAGTGGGAAACACCATGCGAAGATGGCTGAAGCGTTTGAGCGTGTGGCTCGTGGTGAGTGTAAGCGGCTTATTGTTAATATGCCTCCTCGTCATACTAAGTCTGAGTTTGCTAGTTACTTATTACCTGCGTGGTTTCTGGGGCAGTACCCCCACAAGAAAGTCATCCAGACCTCGCATACCGCAGAACTGGCGGTAGGGTTTGGTCGTAAGGTGAGGAACCTCGTCGATCAGGATAACTACCAGAGCATATTCCCTGAGTTGAGTCTGCAAAGTGATTCAAAGGCAGCGGGACGCTGGAACACCAGTAAAGGCGGGGATTACTTTGCGATTGGTGTAGGTGGTGCGGTTACTGGTAAGGGCGCGGACTTATTGATTATTGATGACCCACACTCAGAACAAGAAGCGGCACTGGCTGAGATAAACCCAGACATCTACGACAAGACTTACGAGTGGTACACATCAGGGCCACGGCAAAGACTCCAGCCGGGTGGGGCTATCGTGGTAGTAATGACCCGTTGGTCAAAGCGTGACCTGACCGCTAAAGTGTTGAAAGCGGCAGCGGAGCGTGGCGGCGATGAGTGGGAAGTCATTGAATTTCCTGCACTTATGCCTAGTGGCACACCGCTGTGGCCTGAGTTCTGGTCGCGGGATGAGCTGGAAGTACTCAAGCAGGAACTGCCAAACTCTAAGTGGATGGCCCAGTACCAGCAGCATCCGACATCCGAAACGTCAGCTATTGTGAAACGGGAGTGGTGGCAACTGTGGGAAGAGGAAGAACCGCCGCCGTGTGAGTACATCCTGATGGCGTGGGATACGGCGTTCGAGAAAACAAACCGCGCTGACTATTCGGCGCTGACAACGTGGGGTGTGTTCTACCAAGATGATGACGCGGGAGCACCACAGGCAAACATCATCCTGCTCAATGCGTTCAGGGAACGGATGGAGTTCCCACGGTTGAAGAAGGTAGCGATTGAACAATATGAGAGTTGGGAACCAGACTCAATCATTGTGGAGAAGAAAGCATCGGGTGCGCCGCTCATCTATGAGATGCGGGCGATGGGTATACCCGTGCAGGAGTTCACTCCCACAAGAGGAAACGACAAGATAACGCGGCTTAATTCCGTGTCTGATTTGTTTGCTTCTGGTATGGTATGGACACCGAACCGCCCGTGGGCGGAAGAAGTGATTGACGAGGTAGCAAGCTTCCCGTCTGGGGAGCATGACGACTACGTGGATTCTGTGTCACTGGCACTGATGCGGTATCGCAAAGGCGGGTTTGTCAGACTACCATCAGACGAACAAGACGAGATTCAATACTTTAAGCAGCGTAGAGGCGGGTACTACTAATGGCTATTGAGAAAAGTTTATTTGCAGGGCCACAAGGTGAACAAGTGGAAGTTACAGAACAGCTAGAGATTGCTATCGAACCAGAGATAATGGCACTGGAGGACGGTGGTGTAGAGATAACACTAGTCCCTGACATGGAAGACTCGGACATCGCCAACGCACCGTTCGATGCAAACCTAGCGGATTACTTAGATGATGGGCAGTTGAACCAGCTATCCAGTGAGCTAGTGCAAGCAGTGGATGGGGACGTGGGTTCCCGCCGTGATTGGGCTGAGACTTTCGTTAAAGGGTTGGAAGTACTTGGGTTTAGTTATGAGGACAGGACTGAACCTTGGGAAAATGCCTGTGGTGTATACAGTACTGTGCTGGCTGAAGCGGCGATAAGATTCCAAGCAGAGGCCATGAGTGAGACGTTCCCAGCGGCTGGCCCTGTGAAAACACAGATACTTGGTGAAATAACGCGGGATAAAGAAGACGCAGCCTCTCGCGTTAAAACCGATATGAACTACGAGCTGACTGATGTGATGGTGGAGTACAGGCCAGAGCATGAACGCATGTTATACAGCCTTGG